CCCCTTGGTTTTGTGTTCTTCATAAAAGGAAGATTAGCGATTACCAACCGCCACATAGCTAGAATGTTGAGAGAGAAAGTCATAATTTCCAACTCCCACGAATTCTTCACAGCCACCACCGCCAACATCGTGGTGACTGAAGTCAACAAGGAAAGTCTTCATTACGATAAAGATGTCGTCTTACTTGAATTCCCCCAACACGTTCGCGTGATGGCAGATGTAAGTAGATATTTTATGACTAAGGAAGATTTCAGACTTCACCGAGCTTTGGCTAAGGTTTCGCTTGTTTCTCACCGTGAAGCTCACAAAGTGAAACAGGCGAACCTCTGCAAAGCAGTTGATACCCCATTCGAGTTAAGAGTCCAAGGAGTAGCGACTCTTATTCGAGAGGCCTATGAATATAACATAGACACCGTGAAAGGAGATTGTGGTAGTGTGCTTGTTGCACTAGACAAGAACTTTGAACGGAAGATTATTGGTATTCATATGGCTGCTGGAGTTGGTATATACACTGGAGTTGCAGTAGCAATACATGCAGATTTCATGAAGGAACTCGAAGCCGCCCACCCTCTTAGACACCCCGAATCCAAATCGAACGGCCAATGTAACATTCCGTGCATACCGATTGACGAGAAGAAATTTGAGGGAAGTTATCTTCCCCTAGGTGAAGTAGAAACTATCTACCAACCCCTGAAATCAAATATCTATCCCAGTCCATTGCATGGAGTTATTGCAGAACCCCTGACTTTACCCGCCAAGTTGTCTCGATTTAGGAAAGATGACATCATTGTTGATCCTTTCGTTAACGCTCGTAAAAAAGCTTTGACGGAGAGTGTTGAAATAGATCAAGACATTCTAAAAAGAGCAACTCATCATTACTCACAAGTTATGATGAGAAACATCGACCCGACCGACCAACGTGTGTTGACAATAGCAGAAGCAATTGCTGGTATCGAAAACGAACCCACATATCTCCCAATTAAACGCAACACGTCTCCTGGAGGATTACCAACCTTCCATGGATGGACAAAGACCGGTAAGGGAAAACGAAATTATTTAGATAATGGAGATGGAACTTACCGAACCGACCACCCTTTGGTGTTGCAGAAAGTTGAAGAGATGCTAAATCGACTGAAAGATGGACAGCGCAGTGATACAGTCTGGATAGACACTCTGAAAGATGAGAGACGAACCATTGAAAAAGTAGAAGCTGGAAAGACACGTCTTTT